TGAACCGTACCGGGTTTGTCGGAGACTTTTTTATTTAAGTTAGGCCACCTGACCTAACGGGTTAATCTTATCATAGTACATTGCTTCAAACTCAAAAGGTGATACATAACCCAGTGCACTGTGTACACGCTCTTTATTGAACCAATCTACCCAGTTTAGTGTCGCAAGTTGTACATCCGCTAAACCTTGCCAATCCGCTTTTAAATATTCAATCACCTCTGTTTTGTATAAGCCATTCACCGTTTCAGCCAAAGCATTATCGTATGAATCACCGGTCGTACCGACTGATGCTCGTAAATTTGCTGCTTCTAAACGATTGGTATAACGAATGGAAAGATATTGCACGCCTCTGTCACTATGATGAATCACGTTCTTTGGCATGCCTCGATCATGCAATGCTTGCTCCAGTGCATCGAGCACCATATCTGTATTCATACGTGTTGATACTTTCCATCCAACAATTGCTCGCGAGAACACATCAATAATAAAGGCGGTATAGACCCAGCCTGAATGAGTTTGAATATACGTGAAGTCAGCGACCCACAGCTGGTCAGGATGATCTGCATTAAAATTGCGTTTTACTAAGTCATCTGCTCGTTTTTGATCATCTCGGCTACGGGTGGTTTGTTTATTCTTACCACGCCAAACACCTTGTATACCTAGCTTCTGCATCAATCGAGCAACTGTACAACGTGCGATAACATAACCTTCACGTTTCAATTGTTGCCAGACCTTACGCACACCATATCGACCTAAACTTTCTTTCCAAATACGTTTGATTTGCTCTGCATGATGTAAATCATGCAGAGCACGTTTCGCTCGATGTTCTGGGTTATCAACGAGATCTAAAGCCCGATAATAGGTCGAAGCTGCAATCGGTAAAATTCTACAAATCGCCTCAACACCATATAACGCCTTATTGTTATGGATAAAATCCACCATTATTTGTGTGGGCGGTCGAGCTCCGCCTGGGCGAAAAAAGCGGCTGCTTTACGTAGAATTTCGTTAGCACGTTGCAGTTCTTTATTTTCACGTTCGAGTTGTTTAATACGTTCTTGATCTGAAAGTTGCTGTACTTTAATTGGGTTTTGTTTATCTAAATATTTTTGATACCAAACACGTAGAGTTTCAGGAGTACAACCTATCTTGGGAGCAATAGCGGTGATTGCAGCCCAAGTAGAAGGATAATCTTTTTCAGATTCAATCAATAATTGAACCGCTCTATCTCTGATTTCAGGGGTGTATTTTACTTTTTTCATCGGGACATTCTCTCAAGAAAAGTGGTCTCCGACAAACCCGGTACGGTTCACTGTTGCTAGTGTCAGTGTATTTTGAGTGATTTGTGTTTGTAATATTTTATCTTGCTTTGCCCTTTCAAGTATCTCTTTTGCGAGGTTTTGAATAATGACTGAATCGGTATAATTCAGTTCTTGTAATATACGGATGATTCTATTCAAATCTTCATTTAGTACTTCAGGTCTAAAACTATTGTTATACGTTTCATATTGGGTTGAACGATCTATACTTGTTTTTCTTTCAACTTCAATTATTGTATTTGCTGTAGGTGCAAGATAAAAGACAATTGCATTAAGTGGGCGATCATAACTGTAATCATTCGTTGATACGACCTTTCCATTTGCTGTGACTTTAACATTATCCTCATCTTCTATTTTAAATAGAGTTGGAAATACTGTTGTAAAGCCATTCGCTGTAAATGATTGATAAGGTAATTGATTTTCTACTGTCATTCTTTAATAAGTCCTAATTATTATTTATTTTTTATTGTTGTATTTATACTTGTAATTATCGTTGTATTAAAAATCAACTTTCATGTCTAAGTATTGGTTGTTTGGAAGCCAATTGTTGTTTTGATCAAAACTTGGATAATGATCATTGCTACCAATTTTGATTGGTTCAGAACTAATACCACCGTGCTAAGCTGTCGATATAGTCATCTTCATTATTGGTGATAGATGGATCGTATAAGCGCATTTGCTTCACTTGTGGGCTATCTTGTCCATTCAGTTTTAAAACTGATTGGTGTGCATATAGGAAGCCTGAAAGTAGTGGTGCTTCGATCGCTTCTAAGATACGTTTATTTTTATTCAGCGTTTCATGTCGTTCTATGACACCGCAATATATGCCACGTTTCTTGAGTACACTTCTAAGGATAGAAGGGAAATAGCCACCTATGCCGATTCGTTTCGATGACTAAATTGGGCAACTTAAACTCTTTAACGAGATCTGCAACTTGCCATGCTTGACCACCTGTAAACTGTCCATTGTCATCTGTCACAGCTACATCACCCAATAAAGCGATTGATCTGTGCCAATATAAGCGTCCTTGTTCATCTTGTAGCACTAAAGCAGCCGCTGATACATCAGACTTAGTTTTTCCTGAAGATGGATCTACTTTTAAAGTAGCTGATACGATACGTTTATCACCAAGCATCATCATTGTTGTTCTGTTAGCTGTATGGAATGTTACTTCTGCTGAATATGGAATTAATCTGTCAGGATCTAATCTAATTTCATTGATTGATCTATTATGCATTAAATATTGAGAATCCCATTCGCCAAGTGTCGTACATTCTTTTCTACGTTGTTCCATTACTTCAGAAGTGAAGCGATCAATCCATAGTGCTTCTGAATAACAGTCGATTAATGGGTAGGATTGTTTCAGCTTGATTAAGTAATCTGTTTCTTGCTTAGTAATGGTGTAATCATCAAAATCTTTGAGTAGCTTGGCATGTGTTCCAATACCACTAAATATATAAATAGGCTTAAAAGTCGTTCTTATTTCTGTTTGGTTTGAAGTAAATCGAGCTTCCTTTTCAAACATTTTTAAAACTAAATTATTTGCCTCTGCTTCAATCAAATTTGCATATAAACTGTCTTGAGCATGTGGAGTACCAACAAATAATCGTTGCCCTTTGGGTATGAGAATATGAATCTGTTCAGATAATCTATATCTCAACTTTTCTCTTAATTCAGGACTAGCAGTAGTTGTAGGCGTTTCTGTATCATCATTAACTATAAGACTTGCCCTTGCGCCTGTGACGTTTGAAAGAATACCTCTTACATGCATGTTGCCATGTTTTACTTCACTAGATCCTTTAATCCACCATTTCGTTACAGATCCTCTTTCTTGTTTACAATTCCAAGCTAAAGGATTTTGTTCAAGCATCTGAGCTGTAGCTCGACTTGTTTTCTTTGCATCTGCATCTGTAGCTGATTGAGCAAGGATGAGTTCTTCAGGATCTTTATAAAGTCTGTAGGCATTGAATATCTCAAGTAGTGTCGATTTACCATGTCCGTCTAGGCATCATGAGTACACCTAGAGATCCAAAGTTATCTAAAAAGTCGCATACAGTTAAATGAAAGTCTGGAACTATCCAATTTTGAGTATGTGCATAGACTAGATAAAATTCAGTAAATGAAGCTTTCTTATTTTTCTTCATCTTTTTTAGATACCTTTTTACGTTTAATTTGTTCTTTACGGATCTGTTGTAATAGTTTTTCCGCTTCAGCTTCTTTTTGTTTTTCTTCATCTTCTACTGTAGCTGTATTATTTTTATTCTTAGCTTCTAATAGTTGTTCGATACGTGCTGCAATAGCCAAAGTTTGGTTAGCAGATTTGTAGAGCCAAAAAGCATCACCACGTCCGAACCTTAGTTTCTTTGTCGCAGTTATTCGCACGTTCACATAGATCAACTGTGTCTAGTAATGATATTTCCTGAATACGGATTAATTCAGACTTGTATTCTTCTATTTTACTCATATTTATAGTTCTAATATTAATTATATTTATCGTTGTATTTTATATTGTATTAAAAAGGCTAGATGAACTAGCCTAAGTTATCAGTGATTATTAATTAAAGTACCAATTGTCTTACCGCCACTCCTAGACGGCAATATAATTTGTCCATTATTCAAAAGAATATAGTTGGCTTCAAGATTTTCAGGTATAAGTTGTTCGCAACCATTGGCTAAAACTATCTTTTTACCACTTGTTGTAGGGAGTTCATTTCCAACAAGCCCCTCAAGCTCAATACATTGATTATTTAGTAATCTTACTTGGAATCGAAACGTATCTGTTTCATATCCAATACCCTGATGTCTTTTCAACATATTAGTTAGAGCAATTTCCTTACCATCATCATTTAAAATACGTTTATTAGTTTTATCAATTATAAAAAATTCAGGAATCTCAACTTCAATATTTGGTGCATTTTGACTAGGTAGGTGTTCCTTTAGAAATTTAACTTTTATATACCCCGATGGTAAATGCTCAATTTCTTCATATTCAATTGATGAACCATTCCAAGATATAGAACCATTTTCTTTTAATGGAAAAAAATATGTTAGCTTTGTCGTTTGCATAAACATTTCTCTATTGCTAGTAGTTGTAAAGTATATTTATTTATTGGGGTTAATTTTAGGAATTTCAATACTTTCATTATTCATATCCCACCAAAAGCCATTGCCGAGCTTTTCAAGTCTTGCTTGCTTCTTATCACGATAGTTTGGATCAACCATATCTTGTAGTTCACTCACAACTAAACGATCGAAGATCAGTCTTATGTACCACAAATTTTGAAAAGGCGTATTGTTCTTAATCGTATTAATGGCTTCAGCACTGTAAGTCGATTCACGCTCATCTAAGAACTGTTTACCGCCACCTAAAGCCATTGTTCCGACCGACATAATATCTTTAAAGGCTGCTGGAATAACGAAGTCTTTAATACTACGATCTGTAGGATCTGCTGTAGCTGATACGGCATCTGCTAAAAATGAAGCACTGCCACCTTTCACAATCGACTTCATATAGAAGTCTAAAGTTGTTGGATCATCAAAATCTTTACCATTTGTTAGGTTTTGAACTTGAGCAACGATACCGCCCATCACTGTTGTATAAGCAAACATCTTAGCAAAGTACACAAACTTCTCTTGTGGCGTATTCTGTGCAATACCACGTTGCCAAATTCGCATAATGAAACTCAATGGAAATTGTTTAAATTGATAAAAAAAACGAGCTAATTCATTAGTTGCTGTTCCACGTTCACGTCCAATTGACATGAAAGTTTGTTCCCTAGCCCCGAACTTCTAATACTGCTGCATTCGTTTCAGTATAGATATGTGACATATAAGTATTGGCTAAATTCTCTTTATGTTTGAATGCAATATCAGCTAATTCTTGAACTGTATAGCCTTCTCTATTCACTTGATATGTATCTAAAAATAAGTCATCTGAAGCTTTGAATATATCTTGATTGGTAATTAACTTTTCACCGCCTGGAGCTTCAGTACGATCAATTTGTCTAAGTAGATTCCAATGATCTTCTTTAATACCACCGCCTTCTAACATTTTCTTATCTTTAGCACCTATTTCATGCCATTGCTTAGAAGTGTTTAATTTACTGATTTGATGCATTAACGCTGTACCAAAACCACGTTTAGCTGAAGCTGTGATATGGTTCAAACCTGAAGCTTTAATCAAGGCATTGGCTAGTTTTCTAACACCTGTATTGGCTTGTGTGAGTTTAGTTGAAGCTGAAGCAATGTCTGTGTCACCAAATCTTACAAGGCTATTGGTCATTTCACGTACACCGCAAACCGATTGAGATAGCAAAGTCATGATTTTCTTTATTGAAAAACTGTTTCATGTGATTGCCGAATACTTCTCTATACGCAATTCCATTCATTTCTGAAGCAAGTTTCATGGTTGCCTGATCTGAAAATGCTGTAATAAATGCGCTTCCGCATTTTTGTGGCTACCGTCCACGATCGTAAAATACCACCGACTTGAGCAAGTTCACTGTCGATCGGTAAGGCTTGTCCTGCAAGTTCGTCATAATGTCGCTCGATCAATTTAGCTTGTTTCTGAATCTTTCTATGCTCATTCACATATTTAGGATCTTGCATCATTTTATTAAGTAGATCATAACCCATTTGTTTGACCATTTTTTCAGGATTTGAACCAAAGTTCTGCATTAAGGCAATCTCTGTACTCATACGTCTGATGTGGTTTGATAGCAAGTCATGGAAGTTTACGTCACCATATTTTTGCTGGTATTCCACCCAAGCGTCAGCGTCCTTAAAGTGTATTTCCCTGGTATGTTGATGCATATTTTGCATGTTTAAGCCTACAGGAAGTTCAGCTTCAGATTGTACGTTGTGGTACTTCAATGCATCTTTATTGTGACCTTCACTTGATATAGTCGAGTACACCGCACGTAATACATTCTTAACTTCTTCATCGTTCATGAGCTTGCCATCTTCATGTCTGTAGCGACCACGATCGGTCATAGGAAAAACTTCATTCACCCAAGATTCTTTACCGTTCTTAATGACTTTATAAAAGCTGTGAGATTGAGGTAAGCCATAGTTAGCAAGTTTTTTAATATCACCGCCATATCTATTAAAATGTAATCTAAGATTTTCTAAAGTATCAGTTACAGATTTAGCTAAAGCTTCAATTTCTGCATCACCTGATTTTTTGCCAAATATTTCTTTAACCAATACAACGACTTTATCTGCATCAAGTAGGAAGCCCATATTCTTTTGAGTTTTACCGAATACGTCAGCCAATGAACCCATGTATCTATTTTCAATGTTTTGAATATGATGTTCGACTGTAGAAATACCTGATTGATCTGTATGCATGACTAACTTGCGATTTAATGACTCCAATGGATTAAGTGTTGGATGACTCAGCAATTCTTTAGTTAATTGCTCTCTAATCTCAAGGTCATTGATTAGATTGGATACGTCTTTTAAATGCTGATTGGTATAGTTTTCGATTGCTCGATCTGCTATAGCTTCAGCACGTTCTTCGTCAGACATAGACTTCCATTTTTTAATATCTTCAGCAGGAAGTTCACGACTAGCCTTTTTAAACTCATGTTCGAGCATTTCAGCTTCTTTTTGAGATAGCTTTCTACCTAATACGTCCTCTACGGCTTTTTTACATTGTTCTTTCATTTATTTCTCTTATTATGATGCTTTCTTTAAAGCGCATGAAGCTAAAGTTTGCATAGCTTTTTTCATGGTAATGATATTGTCTTGTTCGTTTTGAAGTTTTTGCTTCCATTGAGCTGCTGTAAATTCTTCACCTGTACGTTTACTTGCAATTGTTTTAGATGGATCTGCTTCTAATCGAGCGATCGTATCTATACCTTTAGGCACTTGGGATAGATAACCGTAGTTATTGGTATTAAAAATACGGTTTAGGGCGGTTTCAATCTCTTTATTGCCTGCATGGTTCTTAAAATCAGATTTATTTAAACGTCCTACATGAACAGAAATAGTTTTTCCTGCACTGTCTACCGTTCTAGCCACGTATGAGTCACGATATTTTAGTTCTTGAATTAGATTTCCATCTTTATCTGTATGTGTTCTGCTCAATTCCTTATGAGCCTTCTTATTTTCATAACGTGTAGCTTCATTCCAATCGACTTTTATTGAATCGTTTGGCTTAAACTCTTTTTCACCACTTTTAACTCTGACACCTTCTGCTGTATGTGGTATTGGAGTTGTTTCAATATCCTTGATCACATCATCTATCATTTTAAAGAGATCAGCATGTGCATCTGTGTCTAAATGTGGATCAGTTTGTTTAACTGTAGATGGTGTATCGAAAAACGAAGATTCAAAATCAAACATACCAAAATCATCTTTAATTTTTGTTGGTCGTGGTTGGAATAGTGTTTCCATATCAAGTATATCAACTACAACATGGGGTACAGTTTCCTTAAAATCTGCTCGATGAATTGTATCATCTAATGCTGATAAGTCTCGGCTTGCAATTGGAGCTTCAGACGTTATAGCTGTATCGTCTACACGTACTGAAGAAATTGGTTCACCATCCACCATATTTGAATATTTGTTCGCTGTAGCTTCATGAGCTTGCCAATCAAAACTATCACCACTTTTCAGTTTAGTTTGACCTCTAGCCCATCCGATAATTGTTCCTTTACCACCTAATGCGGCCCTTGCTTCATCATTGCTAATATTCTTTTTATCAAGGAAGGATTTTTTCCATTTTGAATTGGCTTCAATCTCTTTTCTTAAAAACTCGAATTGAGCTGTTAAAGATTCATTGGTACGTTTAAATGTTCCATCTGCATTCACTAAGCCTTTGGCTTGCATGTGGTTCATTAAATTAGTTAATCGCCCTTTCCCTGCTAATGCATCTTGCCAACTAAAAATACCTCTATTAGTTTTATGGTTCGCCTGGTCCTGATGTGAGCCGAACATAGTATCGAGATTGAATCCATTTTCTCGACCAAGTTCCCCGACTAATGCTCTAGCTTGTGAAGGTGAAAATCCTGCTACTTGAGCTGCTTGATAACTGTCTTTGACACGTTGACTTTGATTACTATGAACTAGAGCTTTTATATCAAATTGAGCTGTAGGTTGTTTAGGTGTGCCACCTGTAGCTTGTTTGATTTTAACCTTTTCACCTTTCATAACTTGATCAATCGCTGTATTCAAATTTGCTTCATGTTGAAGTGTATCTGTCATTGTTTTTAGTTCGGTTGGGCTACTGTTTAAATCAGCTTCTTTAATCGCTTGATCTATGGTTGCTTGGGCTTCTGCTTCAATTTGTTTAAGTTGATCTTGCGATACATTAGGATCTTGTCTAGCACGACCTAAAGCCCAAAATGCAGAACCAATACCAAGGTTCAAAGCAATCATTGTAGGATCTGTCGCCATTTCCTTATACATTTCGCCTTGTTTCTTATACCCCTTATTTTCAAGAATATCTCCTTGAACATAAGTCATAGCTTGCCCTGCAATGGTTGTACCACCTACAGTAGTGGCATAATCTTTGATTGCACTTTTAAATACGTTAGACATTGGAACGGCTGTTAATGCAGCCATAGACACACCTGTAATATTGGATACTGTATCTGCTGTATTCTGATCTACACCAAGTTGTTGAGTTAGTCGAGTATGTTCTATATCACGACTTCCTAAACCCACTGTTGCTACAGCACCATAACCACCAAATACTGCGCCTGTTGCTGCTTGACCTACAACTTCACCTAAACCTGAAGCAATATGACCTGCTGTACTTTGATTTTTAGGTGTAAGTGCTTCAAACGTTTGTTGTCCACGTCTATCAGCGACTTCATCACCGCTCTACAAAACGGCTTACTGCATTAGAAACAGATAACACACCTTTAGCTGTACCTGATAAAGCACCGAGTCCAATATCTGAAGCTGTTCCACGTTTATAAGGTCGAATGTCTGTACCGTGTGATTGATCAAATTGTTTGTCTTGTTGTGTAAATTCTTCGCTTAATAAGCCCATGTTGTTCCTTTATTATTGTTTTGGAGGTATGGCAATGAAATAGGGTTTACCTGTTCTTGGATTATTTAATACTGTGCCGTTCGGCTGAACAAATTCAAATAAATGGCTATAACCTGATTTACGTCTTATTGCATAGTCATCAAGGACTTGTAAGTCATAGACAATACCTGTTTCTTTTTTAAATGTTGTACGGAAATGTTCTTCTAAATAGTCTTGAAAAGTATCTTGTGTGTAGCCATAAGGCATAAAAACAGTATTGGTATTCTTACCAAAGCTTTGCTTATAAGTACCACCTGTTGTCACATCAAACGCTTGTTTAGCCAATTCCTTATTAATAAATGGCTTTCCTTTTTCATCTACTTTAATTTTGTCAGGATAATGTTTAGCTAATCCGATATAAGCTGAATATGCCATATTTGCATAAGTACGATATTCAAGTTGTCCTTTTGTTGTTGAGTTACCAAATTCTGATGCTACTTGGTTTTCAAATTCTTTTTGACTACCTAATAACTTATCTTCACCAGTTTTAAGTAAATGTTTGCCTTCTAAAATTAAGTCAGCTACTCGAACATTTGTGCCATGCAATACAACATCCATTTGATTGAGTTTTGCTACACCAACATAATCATAAGGATTATTAGGACTAATCAATTTAAAGTATTCTAATTGAGCGTCTTTGTTATCCCCTACCATTTTAGTTAAGTCAGTAAGCATAGTTCTTTGTTGTTGTGGCGTTGCATCAAAATAGCGATCGGTAAATGCTTTACGTTCTGAAGTGTTCCATTGTATCAGTGAACCTACACCACCATTTTTCTGTTTATTTTCAGCTAGGATTTGAGTAGTTAATTGAGCTTGTTTAAAATTTGCTTTACCTGTACCAATTAATTCAGGTGCAACATGACCAACATTAGGTAATAAAGCCATTGGATCATTATTAGCTCTTTGCTTAGTTGTAGTAGAAATCGCTTTAAACATATTCAATTTGAACCGTACCGGGTTTGTCGGAGACCACTTTTCTTGAGAGAATGTCCCGATGAAAAAAGTAAAATACACCCCTGAAATCAGAGATAGAGCGGTTCAATTATTGATTGAATCTGAAAAAGATTATCCTTCTACTTGGGCTGCAATCACCGCTATTGCTCCCAAGATAGGTTGTACTCCTGAAACTCTACGTGTTTGGTATCAAAAATATTTAGATAAACAAAACCCAATTAAAGTACAGCAACTTTCAGATCAAGAACGTATTAAACAACTCGAACGTGAAAATAAAGAACTGCAACGTGCTAACGAAATTCTACGTAAAGCAGCCGCTTTTTTCGCCCAGGCGGAGCTCGACCGCCCACACAAATAATGGTGGATTTTATCCATAACAATAAGGCGTTATATGGTGTTGAGGCGATTTGTAGAATTTTACCGATTGCAGCTTCGACCTATTATCGGGCTTTAGATCTCGTTGATAACCCAGAACATCGAGCGAAACGTGCTCTGCATGATTTACATCATGCAGAGCAAATCAAACGTATTTGGAAAGAAAGTTTAGGTCGATATGGTGTGCGTAAGGTCTGGCAACAATTGAAACGTGAAGGTTATGTTATCGCACGTTGTACAGTTGCTCGATTGATGCAGAAGCTAGGTATACAAGGTGTTTGGCGTGGTAAGAATAAACAAACCACCCGTAGCCGAGATGATCAAAAACGAGCAGATGACTTAGTAAAACGCAATTTTAATGCAGATCATCCTGACCAGCTGTGGGTCGCTGACTTCACGTATATTCAAACTCATTCAGGCTGGGTCTATACCGCCTTTATTATTGATGTGTTCTCGCGAGCAATTGTTGGATGGAAAGTATCAACACGTATGAATACAGATATGGTGCTCGATGCACTGGAGCAAGCATTGCATGATCGAGGCATGCCAAAGAACGTGATTCATCATAGTGACAGAGGCGTGCAATATCTTTCCATTCGTTATACCAATCGTTTAGAAGCAGCAAATTTACGAGCATCAGTCGGTACGACCGGTGATTCATACGATAATGCTTTGGCTGAAACGGTGAATGGCTTATACAAAACAGAGGTGATTGAATATTTAAAAGCGGATTGGCAAGGTTTAGCGGATGTACAACTTGCGACACTAAACTGGGTAGATTGGTTCAATAAAGAGCGTGTACACAGTGCACTGGGTTATGTATCACCTTTTGAGTTTGAAGCAATGTACTATGATAAGATTAACCCGTTAGGTCAGGTGGCCTAACTTAAATAAAAAAGTCTCCGACAAACCCGGTACGGTTCA